CTCAGTCTTCTCTGAGTAAAGGTATCATTGGGCCATTCGATAGACCCCTCGGCCCTGAAGGCGCCAGCCTTCGGGTGCTTGAGGAGGCGACGCATGTCATCCTCCGTCCATCCCTCACCAGCTGCCGGCACAACACGGACACCATCGATCTTGCGAAGATCGGCAACCCTCTTCATCCTGGCTTTCATACGATCGCCGGGACTCATCACTTTAGTAAGTGTACTGACCATAGATCAACTCCTTCTCGCTGCTCTCAGAGTGTTGAACATGTACTGGATCGTAATCGGTTGGACGGCACCTGGACTGCCTGTTCCCCAACCCACGTCCTCGTTATTGACTGCAACCGTTACATCGATCTCGTCCAGCGTATCAGTGATGTCCGGGTACCATTCACTCCTGTCGAAGACGCTGACTTCGTATTGGACTTCGGCAAATGGAGTTTCGTTATTGACAGAAGGGGATCCGAAGACGTGCCGCCGAGCTCCGCGGACAATACCCTCAAAGCCGACTCCCTCCGGGTTTTTATTATTGAGAACATTGTTGAGGTGTGCATCTGTCCACAACAGAGACATCGCTTGGAGAAACGCGGCATCTATCCCCTTCTCGAGAGCGTCCTGGTCATTGTTAGCTTGGACGATCGAGAACCCTATGCGGGCCGTGTGACTGAACCGGATGCAGCCCGCATTGGCATCACCGTCAGGAACCATGATCTCATCAACGAAGTAGACACCAAGGTATGGCAGGAGATCAACCTGGACTGGCACCATCTTCGTTTTCTTGATAGTGTAGCTAGAGAAGTATGAGCTAGCAGAGAGGATGTTATACATCGCATCCCTGATATCTAGCGCGAAGCTCTGGGTCTCAGTGATCATCCGATCGGCCTTGTCTTGGGCGATCTATCCATCTGGGCAACTTTAAGTGCCTTGAGCTCGAGAGTCACCTCGCCCCCGCCATTGTGATACACGTTCGTAATCTCAAAGCCTCCTAGTGCGGGAAGCCCACTCATTGGCTCCGCAGGGATATTGATCTGATCTCCCTGCACAGGCAATGTTGGGAACTCGACCGCTCTAATGTCGAGGATGGTCCGCTGATCAGTAATGATCGAGTTATCCTCGAGAACGATGTTTAGCGTCGTGCTTTCGTAGATGCCTCGTCCGAGTCCCTGGAACGAACTGCCGCCGACTGAGATGAACGAGACCGGGCGGCCGAACACAATCTGGCAGGGATCATAGACCATCGTTGACATATTGATGGGCATCAGTGGACCTCCCAGTTAAGTCCTGTCTTAAGAAGGACATCCATGCGCGTCACGAGCAGGTTATAGAGTTCTAACCTGAGGATCGGTCTCGTCGGGCCCTTAACCCTTCTTACAACCTGAGCTCCCTTCTTCTGCCGTCCTATGATCCGGGCGACTTTCTTTTTATCTCCCTGCGTCGCTCTCGTTCTTGATGTCGACCAGATGCTAGTCGTAGCTGCATCTTCTACGACTGCGGTGTTCGGGAACTTCCTGTGCATGTCGTCCTTCTGCCATTGCGTAAGCTCATCGCCTATGGCATTAGGGAACGCCTTGAGGTCGCCGAGCATCTCACTGACCGTTTGGATCAGCGGCGTCACGTCAAGGTCTACTGTGAACATGCTAGACCTCCAGCCTGATGTACTTCATCAGGAGATTATTGGCCAGCTGGTTGACAAGGCCCACACCTCCGAGAGGCCCTTTCGCCAACATCTGGTTAATATCGTAGTACATCACTCGGCTGTCTTTGTGGGAGATGCTGCGAATGCCGCCCACTGCAAACCGCTGCATCATAGCCATAGTCTCTCTGATCATGATGGCAGCAGCCTGCTTGAGAGCCGGTGGAACATCATCCGGCGACTCATACCCGCCAGCATATTGCACGGTGATCGGCTCTGACGGACACCCACCAAGGAGTTCGATCTTGCCGGATTTGATCTCCGTTACATAGGTGGAGGGATCAAAGACACCGACAGAGCTGTTCTGGACAACAATAGCGTATCCGGGATCGAGAGGATAGTGGCTCACGAAGAGCCGCTTCATCGCGTTCGTCTCGTCCATGTTCACGCAAGTCCAAGTCTCAGCCACCTCCTCGTAAGCGAAAGTCCTGTTGCAGAAGGTCGAGATTACGTCAGAGATATAAGTGATGTACTGCGAGAGCTGGGTATCCTGGCTGGTATCACTCGTGTCGATACCAAACATGATCTTCAGCTCGTCGAGCGAGATGAGATCAAAGCTCGTAGCTGGAGTGATGATATCGATAACTCGATCAACCATTTCGCTCTCCGTCATACTGCTCGAAAAGACCCCTCAGGTCCAGAGGCGGCAGAACTGTCCCATCGTTCATCGTGACAATCACTGAGTAGCTCTCTCGGTCTATCTTCCAGGAAATGATCCTTGACGTTTGACCTGCAGGCCCTCTCTCCCCAGACTCTCCTCTCTCGCCACGAGGTCCTGGCTTCCCAGGCCTGCCGGCACTCGCGATCAGCTGCCAGCTGTCGCCAGGACACGATCCGGGATTATCGGCTCGAGCGATGAAGGAGCAGCCGTTGAGAGCAACGATATCAAGCTGATTATAGACAGTGTTCTCTTGAAAGGTGCCGCGGACAACTGGCGTCCGAGCGTTAGCTCCTGCAGCCGCCAGGCATATCCAATCATCGTGGGGAGGCTCTCGAGCAGTATCACAGATGGCCTGGTAGGTGCTTCCTCGGTGAGTGACTACATCGGCTTCGTAGCAAACGGACCCACTGCGATACCGACGAACTTCTTTCAGCTTACCCGGCGCACCTTGCTCGCCTTGCGCGCCAGGTTCACCCTTTTCGCCATCTCGACCTCCCTCGCCTCTTGGTCCTTGCGGGCCGGTAGCTCCCACGGCGCCCGTAGCGCCATCTTCGCCCTTACATCCTTGCGGACCGACGGGACCGGTCGCCCCACAGGCACCATCCGCGCCAGACGGACCGGGAAAACCCTGAGGACCTTCTGGGCCAGCTTCTCCCGTTTCACCTCGAGGTCCAGCTTCGCCTTGAGCTCCCGCTTCGCCTTGAGCTCCGGGCTCACCGGGTTCACCTTTAAGGCCGCTCGGCCCGATGTCACCAAGGTCACCCTTTTCTCCTTTATCACCTACGGGCCCAGGAGGGCCAGGTTCGCCAGTAGACCCATGCTCGCCACGAGGCCCGGGAGGTCCCTGCTCACCGTCCTTCATCCCCGCCAGACGTTCGAGAATGCGAGTCGTGAACTGCTGATCGAGTTCATTGATGCGGGTAGCAACTTTAGCCTCCAGCGACGATATGATTGCCAGAGACTTAGCCTCCATCAGCGCGCAGTGCTTCTCCCACCGTTCCTCTTGAGCATCAAGCGTTTCCGCCAGTGCTATCCTCCACGCTTCTAGCAAGATATCGCCGCCGTCGCCCGACGGACTCAGTGAGTCTAATGATATTTCGGACTTCCCGTTGGATGTTGTCATACTCAATCACCTTTACAGGAGCAGCAGGCGGAGGAGCGGGAGGCTTCTCATCCTCTTTGCCGGGAGCCGGGGCTGGAGGCGCAGCAGGCGCGGGTGGAGCGGACGGAATGGCGTCGGCAGCGCTTAGTGGCACGACTTGCTGCTGCACTCGAGGCTCATCACCAGCCTTGACATCAGGCAGACCTTCGGAGTTCCTAGCCTCATTGGGCGAGTAGATGCCACCGAGGACACCCTTAGCAAGAGCCTCGATCCGATCCTTGAACGCCGAGCGTAGCAGCGCTGACGTATCGAACTCGACATACTCGTCCGGCTGTCCCTTAAGACCGAAGAGATTGCCGATCGCCTCCTCGACGTGATTGAGACAAAAGCCCAGACCGCTCGCGATCCAGCTCTGCATCAACATCTCTGAGCTACCGAGGGCACCTCCACCGATGCCGAGGATTTGCAGAGGCACACGGAACGCCAAGGCTATCTGCTCATTGGTCAGCTTAAACATCTCAGCGATGGCAGCGTCTTTCCCACCGACGGCCCATGGTTGAACTTTGAGGCCTGCAGTCAGGATCGGAGTACCACCCATGAAGCGGCCCTTGACCTGTTCGTTCCATCGGTCTCGAAGTGCCTGGACCTGGTCTTTGTCGAGCACGAGATCAGTCGACAGCACGGCGGAAGGCCTAGCCTCATTGAGGTAGAACGCGTTCTGCTGCTTGATGATCTGATCTGACAGACCCACCTCGCAATAGGCAGAAACGAGAGGCGTCTCACCCACTAGCGGACGCGGGTAGCGTCGGCGATATTGGAGCTTGATGTGCAGAACGTCTCGGGCGGGCACAACAATAAACTGCTCCCCTAGTCTCTTTGCTAGGACATCGTTGCCGCCGAGGAAATAGAATATCTCGCCATCCATAGAAATTCGAGGATACGAGATCTCTGGGTTCATCGGATGGATCTCGTCGATCTCATACCGATCATTGCGCAGGCACACAGCATAGGTGTTGCCGTAGAGATATAGCTCACGCACCGTGTTCAGCAGGAAGTCGCTGATAGACTGGTAGTCATTTGGATATCTCAAGAGACGGGCGAGAGCAGAGTTCTTCACTCTGTCTCTCCCGCCCTTGTCATTGAGTCGCCAGTGATCGCCAGGACACATTGCGACGGTCTGCGAGTACGCAGAGACGCACGCCTCGACCATCGCATTGTGAGTACCGGGGTAGTACGGGACCATGCCCGTCTGCCACCAGTTGATGGGTGCTCCGTCCGGAAGCCATCCGCCCGTAACAGGGAGATAATACGGGCCTGGGCGGAACTGCCCTTCGAGTCCGCCGCTGTCCCACATGGACTTCAGGACGGAGCTAATCCTAGCAAGCGCACCGGCCATTCAAGTCTACTCGTGAGAGGCTCGAGACTGTCGTGTTCCGTAAGCCTGAGGCCTGCCGCCTCCCACAGGGGAATGACCGGCCTCAAGATGCTTCTCAGTGGGAGGACCACCTCCTGGATCGAGATCACTCCCGTCGGCCTCGTGCTCGAGGATATGGGCCCCGCACGCAGCGAGGTCGTTCTCCTCTTGCGTCGGCGTTGGCTTGCCCTTCATCTTCGACGCATACTGAGCCTGAGACTTTTCCAACGCCGCCTTCTCCGTTGCGTAAGTCCTCTTTGCCTGCTCGGTGGCAGGATCATCAGCCATCTTCGTACTACTCATGGGGGTTCTTCCTTTCCTGCCTCCCTGGCTCTACCTGCCCTAAGCCAGGGAGTGTTGCAGCCTCACGGGTGGACCCAGCCCTGGAAACTGGGCTAG